GGTTTATCAGCGGAAACCACAGAGAAGCAGCTTGCCGAGATGGGTGTGAAATCCTATAAGGGCCAGCATTTCGGCAACACCTCCATCCGGCAAATTCTCGGCAACATCACTTATACGGGCAACCTTCTGTTCCAGAAGGAATATGTGATGGACCCCATCAGCAAGAAAAGCAAAATTAACCGTGGGGAGCTGCCGCAGTATTTCGTGGAGAACACCCACGAAGCCATCATCCCGATGGAGGTCTACCAGGCGGTGCAGACCGAGAAAGCGCGCCGCCGGGAGCTTGGGGCTTTGGCAAACTGGAGCATCAATACCTCCTGCTTTACCAGCAAAATCAAGTGCGGTCGGTGCGGAAAGAGCTATCAGAGGTCTAACCGTAAGGGGCGCAAAGACCCAAATGCCAATTATACTATCTGGATCTGTGGAACTCGAAGAAAAACCGGAAACACCCATTGCCAAAATAAAGATATCCCGGAGCAGATGCTCAAAGAAGCCTGTGCTGCGGTTTTGGGACTGGATACGTTTGATGAGATCATCTTTTCGGAGCAAATCGACCGCATTGAGATTCCTGCTCCGAATGAGATGATTTTCTATTTTAAGGACGGCCACATTGTACCGCACCGCTGGGAATCCACCATGCGGAAAAACTGCTGGACGGATGAGCGCAGAGCCGCCAAAGGACGGTATGTGCAGGAGCATCAGCTCGGTCCCAACAGTTCCTGCTTCACTAGCCGCATTCGCTGCGACAGCTGCGGCGAGAACTACCGCAGGCAACGTTCACGGCACAAAGACGGCAGCTTTGATTCCGTATGGCGGTGCGCGTCAGGCGGAAAATGCAATAGCCCCAGCATCAAGGAGGAAGTCCTTAAAAACCTCTGCGCTGACGCTATGGGGCTGGAATCATTTGACGAAACGGCTTTCCGTGAGCAGATTGCCTGCATTCATATCGTTGCTCCGTTTCAACTTTCCATCCGCTTCTTTGACGGGCATACCTTTGAAGCGGCATGGGAAAATAAGCGAAAAATGCCCAAGCATACGGAGCAGCGCAAGCAGCATATGCGGGAAGTAATGATACAGAAATGGAGGGAAAAATGTGGCGAAAGTAACGACTATACCGGCGACGATAAGCCGGTTCACGGCAACGCCGATCAATGAAAGGAAAAAGCGCCGCACCGCCGCCTATGCCCGTGTCTCCACGGACAGCGAGGAGCAGCTTACCAGCTACAGCGCCCAGGTGGACTATTATACCAACTATATCAAGAGTCGGGACGATTGGGAGTTTGTTTCCGTATATACGGACGAAGGTATAACCGGTACGAATACCAAGCACCGCGAGGGCTTCAAACGCATGGTAGCGGATGCGCTGGCGGGTAAGATAGACCTTATCGTTACCAAATCGGTCAGCCGCTTTGCCCGCAATACGGTAGACAGCCTGACCACGGTGCGCCAGCTAAAGGAAAAGGGCGTGGAGATCTATTTTGAAAAGGAAAACATCTGGACGCTGGACAGCAAGGGAGAACTGCTTATCACCATTATGTCCTCGCTGGCGCAGGAAGAAAGCCGCAGCATTTCCGAGAACTGCACCTGGGGACAGAGAAAGCGGTTCGCAGACGGCAAGGTCACCGTACCCTTCAAGCGATTTCTTGGCTACGACCGGGGTCCCGATGGCAATCTCGTCTTGAATAAGGACGAGGCGGTCATCATCCACCGCATCTACAGTATGTTCCTGCAAGGCATGACGCCGCACGGCATTGCCGCCAGGCTGACCGCCGACGGCATCAAGTCGCCGGGCGGCAAAGACAAATGGAACGCAGGAGCAGTTCGTAGCATTCTCACCAACGAGAAGTACAAGGGCGATGCGCTCCTGCAAAAGAGCTATACGGTGGATTTCCTCACCAAGAAGAAAAAGGTCAACGAGGGCGAAATCCCGCAGTACTATGTGGAGGGAAATCACGAGGCCATCATTCAGCCGGAGGTGTTTGAACTGGTTCAGCAGGAACTGAAGCGCAGAAAGCAAGGTCGGGGCCCGCACAGCGGTGTCCACCTTTTCTCCGGCAAGATACGCTGCGGACAATGCGGAGAGTGGTACGGTTCCAAGGTCTGGCATTCCAACAGTAAGTATCGCAGAGTAATCTGGCAGTGTAATCACAAGTATGACGGCGAGGAAAAATGCTCCACGCCGCACTTGACGGAGGATGAGATCAAAGCGATGTTTATTTCAGCGGCGAACAAGCTGATTGGCAAAAAGACCGCAATTATCTCGCCTCTACGGGCTTCGCTGGACATTGCCTTCGACACCTCCGCACTGGAAGCTGAAACCGAAAAATTGCAGGAAGAACTCATGGTCGCCTCAGACCTCATCCAGAAATGCATCTACGAAAACGCTCATGTGGCGCTCGACCAGAGGGAATACCAGAAACGCTATGACAGTCTTACCGCCCGCTTCGACATTGCAAAAGCACGGCTTGAGGAAATCGAAACCGCCATTGCTGATAAGAAATCCAGACGGGCGGCGATTGAATCCTTTCTGGGCACGCTGGCGCAAGCTGACCTGATGGGAAAATTTGACCCTGTCCTCTGGTGCGGTCTGGTGGATCATGTAACAGTCTACAGCAAGGACGATGTGCTTTTTACCTTTAAGAATGGGCAGGAAATCCGAGCGTAAGGGGAAAAAGGATACTCCTCACTACCAATTGCGGTGGTGAGGAGTATCCTTTTTCCATAAGCATCCTCTTCAGTTGAATACTACGATGTAATCTCTTGCGAATCGGTCAAAGGTTGCTTCGGCTTCCGAGAGGACATCATCCAGTTCTTCATTGATTTTACCACGCACATAGGCTTCTCGTAGGGCAGGTCTTTCGAGCAGTGCCCATTTGAGTTGGCTATAGGTGTATTTAGCAAAGGCTATCCATTGAGGATAATTGATTGCAACAGGGTTGTGCGTAAAATATACCTTTCCGGCATTTGCTGCCGTAGCACCGGCATGAGCAATGAAGAGCATTGTTGCCAGTTTAGGGTGCTTCTCTCGGTTTAAGGAAAACGGAATAGCATCCTTTATTTCGTGTCCTTCCTTTATGCGCTTAATAGAATAACCCAAACGGACAATAACCTCTACAAGCATTGCGGGAATGGACATGGAGCAGAAGTGGATGAAATCATAACCCTCATAGTACATACCTTGAACGATTTCTGCTATGGTTTGTTCCTCTTCACCGATGCTGCCAAATTGAAGAAGGTTAAAGAGACTCATCAGCGGTACAGGGAGTCCCATAGAAGTGGTTACGTCCGATTTGAAATGAATGACCTGTTTTGCCAGTGCTGCGAAGATATCTGATTCTTTGCGGTCGGCATAATTCTCCATCACCTGAGATACGATATTTCCGGCTTTGTCGATGGTAGTCATTCTGCCGGTCAAAATATCCGCTACACCGAATACGAAACCGAGGAGAGGATCATGCCCCAATTGAAGCAGTCTGTGGTAGTAAGCAGAAAGTCCTTCCACACGGATTGTTGTGTGGCGATTATCCTGGGCATCATAAGGAACCTTGCTGACTTTTGAATTGGCAAGTTTCTGCATTTCTTCTTCTGGGAATTTTTTATCGAAGTAGTCTCGAACGTAGTTGGAAAGGGGACCACCTTTCAGCCCATCCGGGGTTTTCTGCGGAATGCCGACAAGAAGAATATCCACTGCAGCACCAACCAACCCGGCAAGAGCGGCGATGCTGATGTCAAAG